ACCTGCCTGCATAGATGCCATGAATGCTTGCTCACGAGTAACAGCATTATAGTGTTCTCCGTGAGCCGCATCGTTAGCGAGTAGTTGTCGAGTTAGACCCAATCCAACTGTCATATCAAGCCTCCGGTTCAGCCGCCGTAGTATTTGGAGATTCTCCAGGCGGCGTATCTGTTTGAGTCATTGTTTTTTGCATTAGACTCATCTGATGCATTCTCAAATGAGCCTTGAGATTTTCATAACTTTTGTTATCATTCTTACGTAGATCCAATCCCTCAGGTTGCACTAAGTACCCGATTAATGTGTCGATATGTGCTTCATCGTCATCTATCTCAGGTTCAATTTGAACAGAGGGTAGAATCATCTGTCCCTGCATTATAGGATCAGCTCCAATCATCTCACTAATTTCCATGATCTGTTTGGATCTCTGACCCTCACCAGGAATCTCAAGTTCGTCAAACGCTAGAGTATCTTGTATCACCTTAGCATTCCTAGGAGTATATAGTACTGAGTTTATATAATCATTATTGAGTTCAATGAACTTCTCAATCATATCTCGCTTCTGAATCAAACTAACAGGGAAGGAATCTGAGGATTCAGGTTCAACTCCACCTATTTTACCTTTAAGTTCCGAACGCCTAATCCACACATTCATGTAATTGTTACCGTCTCGTGTGACAAAGCGCTCATCCTCTACCATAATGTTTGTATACAAGTTAACTAAACTGTGCATTGTCCGTTGCCAGAAATCAACAACATACGTCCAAACAATGGTGAGTCTCTGAAGCGCCATCTGCCTAGATGCCGCATATTCAGAAAATGTCCTTGACTTACCTTCAGATGGTCCACCATAAATTGATGGGAACGATCCGGTAACAAACTGAGCATCCTGATCTAATGACTTCTGAAATGTCGGAGCATCCTTGCTTAGTGTCGCCCTAGTAGTAGAGTAGAATGAATTGCCGAGCGGTTGATTACCGCGCATGCTTGCTTTGTAGATATTGCCGGGTAAAGCGCTGAACTTTCCATACTGATCAAAGTTAAGAGCACTAGGATCAGCAAATTCTGTAGGGATACTATGTTCAATAGTATCCTCTGTCATATTGATGAGTTCATTACGGAGTTCTTGAACTGGTACAATCGGACGGCAACGAGCATCAGCATGAATGAATGTTGACAATCCACCAACACCAATATTCCAGCGATCCTTCAATCTTTCCTCTTCAATGATAGTAGGAATACGACTGTTCCCAATAAACTCAATATGGCAACCACGAGGGTAGTTTTTGAATAAAGTCTTACGATGGTCTTCAGGTGCCATCCAGTATCTATCCGGTGTCAACCAGAGTCGAATGACTGTTAACTTATCTTGAGCATCATCTCCTGTATATTCAAGATGTTCTGTCCTATCTGTATCTGCAACATGTTCAGCTTCAATTATACCTTCCAGTTCTTCATCAGGATCTAGAGCAGCTTTAACTTCGCTCTTATACTGATCCGTGTAGAGAATTAGATAGTTAACCTCTTCAGGTTTACGTACTAAGAAGGGAATCTTAACATGCAATGGACCAAAGACATCCATCTTTGCTCTTGACTTAGGTTCTTGTACTGTATCTATTTTAATTGGATTAGTCTTAGGTCTAGTACCTTGAATTATATTATCTGATCCGCAAGCAGTGCAGTAACCTTCAACTACATCCTCACTACCACAATCTCCACAAGTATTGAAAGGTTCTTCAACCTCTTCAGTTCCATATTTCGAGACTTCATTAGTGCCGTAATCTTCACTGGTATCTTTATATAGATAGGAGAAAACAATACCAGCTATGTAAATGTAGAATAGAGACTTAATAAAAACTAGTTTAGCATTATTGTGACGATACAAAAGATCTACAATCTTATTATATGTCTTAGCTGTCAAGACATCCATCTCAACATCTGCATCATCAGGTAAGAATCTAACTACTGGCAATTGAGCGGAAAGTGCTGCAATTATACTCTCCCCATGAGAAGTGAAGATATCAATGACATAATCATAGAACTCTTCGACATCATCATCTTCAAGTTCAGCTGCGATCCTGTCCTGCCAACCCGCATCTCCAGTTGAAATCCATGTCTCATCTCTATCAGACCAGAAGAGATGTTGAAAGCCATGCCAGAACATTTCATACTTCTGCCACTCTTTCACCTTAGCAGCACGTAACTCATGGTCCTCTTTCTCACACGCTTTGAGGATCTCAGTGAGTGCACCACTAAACTCTTCGTCTTTTAACAGATTAGTCATGTCTTTCTTTTCTTTGCAAGTGCCTTAGCAAACTTTCTACGTTTACTTGAAGGAGTCTTAGAGATAAACTCTTTTCCAACTTCAGGACTTGGACCTATACCTTTTAATGTCCCGTGTGCTGCTGCTTGCATTAGACCATATTGAGCTTTTGATTTAGCTGGCATTTTTTCTTCCTTATCTCATAATCAATATGCATACCTACAGCTTCATAAATAGCTGCCATAGCTTCTAACTTTGATTCGCCCTGTGAATAGATATTTAGTTGTGGACATACGCTCACCCAAACACCCGCATCATCATAGTATGCATTATAGCTAAGTCTCATCCTTCACCTCTGGAGGAATCTTCCTCATTCTCTTTTCATATTCAATCCTTCTTCTATGGAAAGGTGTCCTAGCATTACCTATAGACTCAGGCACAGAAGGAGGAACTATGACGGTATGATCTTGTACTATTCCCGCATTACCCAATAAAATATCAGTCAGTACTTTATTACGAGTCTCTAGACTAACGATCTGCTCTTGCAGGTTAGAGATATGCATCTTAAACCATTCTGTATTTTCGTCTTTGTGCATGGTGAAACTTCTTAACCCCCATACCAATCCTTTGATGTTCTGCATCAATGCGGTCCATTTGCATATAAAACGCAGTTTGATCCTGTCCAGGCTTAATAAGATCCATCGCACCTGCAATCTTACTCTGTCTTTCATTCTCTGCACCTCCCACATCTAGATAGTACTGACACGCTTTGAGAATATATCGTACTGTATCATAAGGATCATCCCCATTAAATTCAGCTACATCTTCAGGACTACCCTTCCTTGTCATGGTTGGGTCATTATAGACACAAAGTGGAATTGTCTCAATGAGTTTCACAGCAGTATCGAATACCTGCAATTTTGGTAAATTAACTGCGGTCTCCGGCTCATCAGTGAATTGATCCATGTAACGATGATAGGTAGCTTCACCATGAAACTCATAAATCTCCATGGCATGACCAACATCTGGCTCATGTCCATAGAAAGGATTGATTACAGGTTCCCATCTCAGAGCCTCTTGAACAAGATTCTTTCCTGAAATACGATCATTATCTGCACGTCTAGGATTCATTCCTGATAGATTAGAGAACTGCTCGGCGATGGTACATTCATCACCTCTATTCCCCCAAGCACTAGGATCGAGAACTACATCAACTAGATTCTCTCCTGCTGACAATGCCGCAAGTGTCTTTGCCCATGACGAGATTTTAGTTTTTATTGCTGTGTACTCACGATATATATAGATTCTCTTAGTTGCAGGATTAATTGCTGCCCACAATGCACACATCATCGCAGAGTATCCCCAATCAATAGCCAGTACTCGTGGCCACCACGGAGGAATATCAAATGGTTTAACTACATGACGTGCATTATCAGGTTCATCTCTGAATGGTTCAAGTCTCCAATCTTCAAAGACCTGACCAGAGAATGTCCACCAGTCACCCTCAGCTTTAGCTAGTCTCTCGGCTTCAGGTAACATTTGCAGACGTACAATGTAATCAGGATCAATATGTGGATTATCTAGAGCTTTAGCAGGAATAAAGATTCGCTTAATAACTCTAGGTTTGCCGCCAACCATAACTGTCTGTTGAATGATCTTATATCCACCTCTGGCTGGTTCAACAAATCTTTTTCGACAAAAACCATGTCCCACATTACCTGGGTTAGAGGCGGATCGGACTATTGCTGGCAGTCTTGGGTTTGAGGTACGACATCTAGAGAATGATAAATACGTGTATTGAAACTCTGTGAATGAGGTAAGTTCATCAAAGGCCATGTAATTATATTCAGTCGTATCATAACTTCTTGCATCCTTCTCATACTCAGCATACCCAAATTGCATCATGGTGTTATACATATCCCAAGTCCATCTCTTCTTGGAATCATTGTATCTAGCACCTGTTAATTTGAAGTATTCCTGAGATCGGGGAATGATCTCACGTTCTAGTTCTGGGAATGTACGACGAAATAGAATACCTTTGAATCCTGGTATCTTGTAGAACTCACGAATAATCGGGAGCATCATTAGACATTCTGATTTTCCTGGTCCGGCCGAACCTCCGAAGAAACCCTCAAAGATAGTATCTGGGATTGATATAAAATCCTCCTGTCTCTTCGTTGGTGTCCAGATCTTGTTATCAGCCATTAACCTTTTAACGATCCTCTTTCATCCCAACCACGCATCAGTGCACAGGCAAACCAAGCAGTCATAGTCCCCTCATCTTGTGCAATGGTTGGGTTTACTTTTATACAATCAATGAAGTGTTTTGCCCAGTCATTTGCTTTAAAGGACTGAAGAGCAATACTGTGATCCAATGATTTTCCTGTCGCTCGTGAAAATGGCATTGCTGCCATAACGGCCAATAAGTTTCTTCGATTAAATAGTGTTTTCATAATGCCTCCTAGACATCAATAATATCGTAACTCTTTTCATCTCTTTGAGTCGGAGAATAAATTACAAGTTGTACATTAGCAACTTGAGATCGAGGTGCTGTATTCGCTACAATGCGGCTCATGTCAGCAGATACTCTAGACAACTCTTTTAAAGATCCCTCTTCAAGTTTATCATTGGTCATCAGTCCTAATGACGTTATCAATCTGTCAAGTGCCAAGTTCTGCACCTTTTCAATTGCACTATCAACTCCATCTCTGACAATGGGGTTTTTAGAATCCATTGATTCTCTGACAACTGACTTGGAAATTCCTAATGCCTCTGAAGTTTCTGTCACAGAAGTTTGAATAGCAAGAGCGCCGGCTGCTATTTTTAATGAGGTTGGTACGCTTGTCCCTCGACCATTCCTCGCTGGTTTCATAAATTGCAGTTGCACTTTATTAACCAGATTGCGACTAGAATTCAGCCGACGCTCAAGATCATTTTCATTAATCCGCATACAAATTTCCCTATCTTAATTATAACATAATCAGAGATTAAGTGCAAGTGCCAAGCAAAAGTTTAACTCCTTTAAAATCAAGTATTTAGAAAATTTATGTTTGTAAGAAGCCGCGAACAAACTTATAAATCAAATAAATCGCACTTGCAATTTATTATAAATCAGAATGAAAATCTGATTTTTTTTCTGGGAGATTACGTTTGTATGAGCTTATACATATGACTCAATTTAGAGGGAGGTTAATATCCCCCTTCTTCGCGTGTCGGAGTCCCTTGGCGGAGGGGTGTGGGGGTGTGTATGTAATGGTGGGGAGGACAAGCAGATGCTTTGCAGTATAAAGTACTCTG